CAGGTGGAACAACTCCAGCAATTTCAATAAGTGCGGCTACAACTTCAGCGGCTGGTTCTATGTCGTCAGCAGATAAAACAAAGCTTGATGCTATAGAGGCATCTGCTGATGTAACTGACGCAACAAACGTTAATTCAGCTGGTGCAGTAATGAACACTGACCTAGCTACTAAAGGTCAAATATTAGTTGGTGATGGTTCAGGTGATCCAACAGCATTAGCCGTTGGTACTGATGATTATGTTTTAACTGCTGATGCTACTGAAGCTACAGGAGTTAAATGGGCTGCTGTTTCTGGAGGAGGAGGAGGAGGAATATCTAATGTTGCAGAAGATACTTCTCCACAACTAGGCGGTAACTTAGATGTTCAAGCTAATGAGATTACTACAAGCACAACTAACGGTAATATTGTTCTTAATCCAAACGGTGAACATGGTGTAGTCAGGATTAAAGGTGATAGTACTAATAGTGTTGATGGAACACTAGAACTTAGGTGTTCTAGCAACAGTCATGGTGTAAAGATAAAATCACCACCTCATAGTGCAGCACAAACCTATACATTGACTTTGCCATCCAGCATTGTAACTGGTGGTTTCTTAAAAACAGATTCTAATGGTGGTTTAAGTTTTGCAACACCTACAGATACAAATACGACTTACTCTGCCGGTACTGGTTTAAGCCTTTCAAGTACTACATTTAATCTTGATACAATTACATCCGTAGGAACTATTGGTACTGGTACTTGGCAAGGTACAGCTATTGCTGATAGTTATATTGCTTCAGCTTCAACATGGAATTCAAAACAAGCAGCGTTAACGTTTGGAATAGCAAATGATAATGCAGTAGAAATAGATGATGCAGATGCAGCAGATGATGATTATGCAAAATTTACAGCTAATGGGATAGAGGGTCGTAGCTATGCAGAAGTTAAAACAGATTTATCATTAAATAACGTAGAAAATACAGCAGTTAGTACGTGGGCTGGATCATCTAATATCACTACACTTGGGACAGTTTCAACTGTTACATCTACAGCAGTTGCTACAGCAGGGGTTAGAAAGATTCATGCTGGAACATCCACACCTTCCTCTGGAACTGGAGCAGTGGGTGACATTTATGTTAAGTATTAACGAGGTTCTTTAAATGACAGCTTTCTATGTTGATTACGAAGCCTCTTCTGGAGGTAATGGGTCTAGTTTTGCTAATAGAGCACAAAAAATAAGTGATATCACAGGTGCTACTGGTGGTGATGTCATTAGAGTTAAAAAATCACCAGATGGAACAACTGTTGGTACTGCAAAAGTACTAAGAAGACCAACATGGTCTCCATATGGTTTAACTGCTGGAACATTAACTAAAAGCACAACACAAGGTGAAAGTACTTTTGCTTATGCAAATCATGGTTGCATAGATGATGATTGGGTTTATCTACAAGGTGCTACAGCTGGAGAAGGAGTAAATGGTATATGGAAAATCACTAAAGTTAATGATGATAATTTTAAATTAAATGAATATACAGCTCCATCTACAGGATCAGTTTCCAGTATAAAATTTCTACCTCTTGGGTCTAGTGTTGTTGAACTAGCTAGTGCGGTTACACAAACTATTGCATCAACTGGACCAAGGAATACAGCTTGGACTGCATCAACTAATGTTTCCTCTTCAATAGCATATAGCTATAGTGAATGGACTTCTAGTTCTAATTATTTGATAGCTCCTGGTAGTGATGAAATAGCTATAGCTGCAGGATTTGGAACAGGTAAAGCTGCTTATTTTGCTACTGGATCTTTAGACTTATCTGGCTACCAACAAGTGTCTTTTTATGTAGCAACCTCTACAGGAACATATACTGATAATTTAAGTCTTAGATTATGCACAGATACAGCTGGAGCCACTAGTGTTCATACAATACCTATAAAACTTACACAAATACAAGGTACTAATAAATTTGTTCCACAGACTGTAGATTTAGGAGCTAATTTAGGTGGTGGTTCATCGATTCAATCGATTGCTCTTTATGTTGACAGTGATGAAGGAGCACAAACAATTAGATTACACAACATTATTGCTTGCAAAGCTTCTTCCTCTGCTGACAGCCTAACCTTAAATAGTGTTATTGGTTTAGATACAACTGATGACCCACAATGGTATGCTCCTGTTTATATAAATGGGAAAGCTATATTAATTGGTCACGGAACAAACGGATATAATTTACATAGTTATTATGCCAAATTTTCTGATAGATGGTCAGCAACAAATGCCTCAGCAACTTTAAAGAAACGACAACCAATTAATCATCATACTTTTACGAATGGTTCATCTACTAATTTAGATGCTGTTGCTACAAATGGAACTACAAGTGATTTCTTAACTATTTCTGGTGGTTGGAATACAACTGACATGTCATCTCAAGATACAAATGGTGAAACATTTATAGATTGTATTGGTCCTAATGGTAAGGGATTAAACATTTCAAAAAATCATATTGCCTTGGATAAAATAAGTTATATAAGAGGATCTCAAGGAATATATTGTGGAGGAACTAGATTAAGTATTGATAATCTAAATACTGTTGGCCAAGGAGATAGACCTGCTTATTATCAAAGTTGTAGCTTTGTAAAGCTAAATCACAATGCTACTGGAGGTAGACAGAGTCTATATATAGCTAATTGTTCAAAACATGATTCTGCAAATATAAGTAACTTTAATTTACATGTTTTTGGTTGTGGAGAAATCAATGGATGTGTAAATCTTGCATCATCTACTGTAGATTTTAATTTGATAAATGTTGAAAATGCTTATCAGGGAGTAGACATTAATAATACTTCTAACATAACAATTACTAATATAAAAGGAGGTAATACTCAACGTGACAGTAGTAATTCTGCAGTTAAAGTAAGAACACGATCTAATAATGTAACAATAGGGACTTTAACCAGTGGTGATGTTCAATATGGTTATGTTAATGATGGATGTAAAAATCTAGTTATTAATAACTGCAATATATCAACTGTAGGGTCAACAAACATATATATACACAGAGATTTAATGGCTGCAGGAGATAATAAAAATGGATGCACAACAACTATAAATGGAGGTACTTCAGCTGTTCAAGTGAACAGTAATCAGTCTTCTACAGTTAAAACATATAGTTTAGAATTAACTGGTACTAGCGAACATAATATTGCAACTGGTGGTGTGATTTTATCTAGTGATCACGATAATGTAAGTGGTGCTATTAAAAATTCATTTGAATATGCAACAATAATACCTGAAACAAGTATTAGAAATACAGCTTCAGGTGTTTCTTGGAAAACGTCTATAACCAATAGTAATAAATATACAGCATCTGGTCCTTTAACATTTGATTTAGGTAAAGTTGTATGTGCTGCAAGTGCTCAAGTTACTGTGACATTAAAGGTATATAGATCAAGCACTAATATATTCGGTGGAATAAAAATACCTGCTAGTTACCCATTAGGTCTAACTTCTAGTGTTGTCTCATACTGCAGTGGAAGTGCTGGAGCATGGGAAACTGTAACAGCAACATTCACACCTTCTGCTGCTGGATCTGCAACAATACAAGCTGCATTTTATGCAACTGATGCAAGTAGCAGCGTTTATATTGACGACATATCTATTACTCAGGCATAAACTATGGCATACACTGTTATTTCAAAAACTGATGCAGCAAGAAACAAAAAATATTATTTAATAGAAGTTTCTGCTGGTAGATCAGTTGAATTTAAACTGGATGATGAAGCTACTGAATCAGAAATTACAACAATAGTTGATGATTTTTTAGCAAAAGAAACATCAGAAGCTGAACATCAAGCAAAACTACAAAAAGCAATTGATGAAGCTTTTATTCCTGATGAGGCTAAATAATGGCATTACCAACCTCAAGTCAAATTCAAACACTTGACTATAAAGACTGGTCATTACCTGTTGTTTATGTAGATGCTAAAACTGGTATTAATAGCTCAACTCTTGATTTTACAGATTGGTCATTACCTGTTGTTGGATTAAGTGTTAGTGGTGGTGGTGGTGGTGGTGATCCAGCTAATGTTATTTACATAAAAACTGCAAGTGATACTTGGTCAACAGCATCAAATATATATATTAAAACGGCATCTGATACGTGGACAGAAGTTGATGACCTGTATATTAAGACTGATAGTGGTTGGAACGTTTAATGAAAAGAACAATCATTGATGTGATTTCTTGTATTTCATTTCTTGCCTTTCTTTCTGGGGCTGGAGGTTTAACCTATGTTTGGTTAAATCAAGACTCAATCAAGCAAAAGATCATCAATGAGGTAACTAAATCTTTGCCAATACCAAAAGATTTACCTAAACTTCCTACAAGTACAGGCCCAGCACTTCCATTTTGATTAAATCTTTTAATGGCTTTACGACCTTTCTTTTAGGGTTTGGATTAGTAGCAAGTAATTTTTATACGTTAAACCTGCTGGCACGCAAGGATTCTGGTATTCCAGATATAGCCAAGCTTTCTAGTACTCCTTACAGTTCAATTCAAATTAGAAGTAATGTGGGGGCTGATGGTGCAGAGGAATGGACATTTGCCAGCAAGCAGCACGATCCGAAGTTAAAAACTTTGATTATTGATGATGAAAAGCCTACGTTTAATGGTGGCGTAAAGAAGAAATATACACATAAACAAGAGGTAGCTCAGTTTGCAATTTATCCTCAAGGAGAAGGAGGAAAACTTACAGCAAAACAAATTGAATGTATAGAAAAACGTGCTCAAGGAAAATCAAATGGGATGATGATTGCTGACGTTGGATCTGCTTCTGTCAGTTCCACCATTACTGGTATCCCTATTATCGGTCCCGTTTTAGCAGGGATCTTCTTTGGACAGGCTAGGAAACAGGCAGGAAATGTTGCAAGTGATATTGCTGCTGATTGGAACGATTGCTAAGTGAGTCAAATACCTGACATCAGCATCAGGGATGCAAACACAATCAATATCGAACCAATACAAATAAAAGAGATAGATGTCCCTCCTCCTCCTTCTGTTCTGCCTTTAATTGGTTTTCCTATTGTTGATATTCCTGGTTGTGTTGAAGCGCATGAGGACGCAAGCAAAGGTAATACAGGTGAATCTTTAGTTAGCAATGATAGAGCAGGTGTTCTTATCTATTGCAATGGAGAAACTTTCCCTAATTACACGCCTATGGACATGCCTCCATATGGCAATACATTAGGAACACCACCTGTACCGAACAGGAACAATGAGAAAAAAGATTCGACAGAAGAAGAACTCAAACCAACGATACCAACACCACCGAAAAGAAATGATTGCCCTCCTGCTGGAGAGAATCGAACAGGCGAACTCGTCAATGAAGGGAAACAAAGAATCTCTGGGTACCAATTAACTAATCAAAAATGTATAACTCTCTATGAAGACGTACCAATCGTCACTCAGATGGTTAATGGTCTACCTGATGCTGGAGTCGTAATGACAACAGGGGGGATTGCTGTTGTTGCAACGAGTTCAGCTATTTTTGCAAAACCTTTAGCAGACATTGTTTTAAAAGCAATTAAACCGACAGTTAAAACTGCAATGAAGAAAGTGCAAAAGATACTTGGTAAGAAGCCTGTAAAACTAACTCAATCACAAGTTACAGCTAATTCTTATCGGGAGAAGAAGGGACTACCACCTTTGAAGATGAAGAAATAGCATGTTTATGAGGTAATACCTGCCCTGGAACGGAACTAAATACTACGTCTGAACAAATTGAATAAGCAGCACTGTTCTTTGCAAATGAAACTCCTAGTTTGCGTTGTTCTGAGCAGTGCTTTAAACGATTAAGTTGAAAGTCAAGGATCTTATTAGCAGTTAATTGTTCCATATATTTGATCTGTGTTAGAGCTGCTCTTTTGCATCTACGTTGCAGCTCCCGATCCAAGGGGATACTGAATGTTGCTGAAAATCCTAAATTGAGAGCAAAATTATCTTTTTGTCCAGTACGATTATAGTCGTTCCAATATAAAATATTGCCAGGATTATCAGGAACTCCATTATCATCATCGTCTGTTGGATCGTAAACAGGACTTGAGTAGTAAAATTCTCTTGGTTTGTTAAAAGTGTGCGAGTTAGTTACAAATGGAGAGAGATTAAATACTGGCCCCTGACAAGAGATGCCCCCTCCATAAGTGTTGGTAGGGAATGGACCTGTCAACATTTGTATAGCTTGGTTCGTAACTGATCCACTACTTGTAGCGACTGGAGCCGCAGTAGCACTATTACCTTGTGCTTTAACAGGATTGCAGTTGAAAAGTATAATTAACGACTGAACGATGAAACCGTATCGGTAATACTTTCTTGGTCTGTTTCTCTTACCACTGTTGTTATATTTGAAAGCCCTGGTGCGCTGTAACTCTCGACCAGTTGAAAGCTTGCACCTGGGACAGTCAAGCTCATTGTTGGTTTTGATTGAGAAGAAAGGTCTAATCCAGTCCATACATAACTTGTTCCATTAGTTGTACCTGTAACGGTGGTTGCATCTGGTAAAAGGCTGTTGGGAGTAGCCGAAACCCCTGTCCCAGACAATGAATAAGTGAATCCTGTGTTGTAGTCATGGCTTACAATTGTCTCCACTGTCTTACTTTTAGTCTCAGTTCGAGACGATGTAACCCCAGATGCAAAATTTGGGACCACAGGAACACTTAGCGCAGGTGATTGCACTAAAAACAAAAGCAAGAAAAGCCTGTGCATGACTAGTCTAATAGCTGGATTTCACTAACAAATTGATTTGTGCAGCTAGTACCAGCTCCTCCAGGGCTGCAGGTCGAAGTATGATTAGCCACGGTGGTTCCACTTAACGATCCTGCAACACCCCCTGAGTAAGTAGTGGTCGTAGCGAAAGCTGCTAAATCTGCGACTATTCCTGAGCTGACATCGGAACCAGTATTGATAGGGTTTACTACGTCCCCTTGCTGGAACGATTCACTAAAACTGAAGGCCGATCCAGCAGTGTTTATGTCGTAGGTACCTTCTGTCATGGCACTACTTGCCGTAACACTTGTAGGTGCAGTCAGTCCACCAAAGACACTTCCATTTGCAGCAGAGACTTTAATATTAGAACCTGAAACTGTATAAGTAGCAGGACCACGACTGGAAACGCTATACGCTCCATCAGTAATAAGTTTTGTAGAGCTGGTTAGCTTATGCACCACATTGGAATATGCAGGGGTTGAAGCCAAAAGCAACAACAAAGGAAGAAAGCGTTTCATGTTAATTTGCCTGTTTGTGGATCTACTTCTTTGCCAGAAATAGGATCAATACGTGGTTTATCTGGTACTAATTTTATAGGAGTTTCTACTTTAATGATGGTATAAGGAACACCATTGCCAAGACCTGCTGCTGCTTCTGCTTTCTTTCTTTCTTCTTCTGCTTTATAAGTTCCATCACCTTTTTTTGATGCTGCCTGTACGCCAAAAGAGGCCAAGGCCCCTGTAAACACTGACGCTACGAAAGTTATATCTTTAGGTGGTTGCTCTCCAAATGCAGGTAAAGTTATGTAATTTAAAGAAATGATAAATCCGCTCCAAACGACAACTCCGAGCCTCACAAAAGTGGACAAAATGACTAACTGTTCCTCTTTATCATCAACTCCTTCCTTTAGCTTTTGCAAAGGGTTCTTCCTTTCAGCTTTAGCTTCAGGATTTGGTTTGTCTGCCATAAGTTAAAAAACAAATACGATCTAACATTACATATAAAAGGTTAAAAATGCCTCAAGAAGTAATTGCTGCCTTAATAGGAGCTTCTATTTCAGCCTTCTTAATGGTTTTATCTAACAGATCACACAGAAGAGAATCTGATATTCGTGAAATATTCCATCGATTAAACAAATTAGAGCAAGATCTTGCAAGAATACAAGCACTTAAACCAAACAAAAATTTATGGAAAAGGTAAGTTCATACAATTCTCAATGGCTTTTAGAAGATAAACAAAGAGTTTTAAATATGGAGCGTTGGTACGTTCTTGATGGAAGACACCTTCCTTCTCATCCTCAACATGGTATTTACACTGGATTGGCAGACAAAAGTCAAGAATTAGAGTTAGATAGTTTTGAAAGCATTGAATAAAACTATGGAAAACCCAGAAATTCCTTTTGATCTTTCTTTTGTATTAGAACTTGCTAAACCACCTACTTTAGAAGAAGAATTAAAAATGGAAAAAGAACTTATAGTTTTAAAAAAACTAGATGACATAGAAGCTATTAAAAACTTTGCAGAAGATCTTGCAAGACAAAATCATCAACAAAGCCTTTTTATTGCTGGATGTATGAGTAAAATCGCAGAATTACAAGCAAAAATTATTTGCATGAAAAATCCAGTCTCACAAAAAAAAGATAACTTGCTAAAAAAAATATTAAAGTTATTTTAAAAATGTCAGTAGGTGATGCTGCTGATTGCGACAGAAAAAGAAACAAAAAGCCTTTTGTATTTCCCCATAGTACAAGAGGTTTTTTATTGGAAATTTTTTAAAGCGTATAGTTGTGCAAATTGTTTTTTGCTATAATGAGAATTACTTTCTGTAAGAAGTTTTAATTGACGAGTTGGTAAATATTGGAAAAAAGATAAAAAGCCTTCTCTTGGTTTAGGACTTCTATAAACAAATAATGAACCAATAGCATTTAAGATTTTTAACACAACATCATTGTCATAAAAACAATCCCATTCTATCTAACTACGCTTTTTTAACGCTATATTATTTTATAAACACAGAAATTCATGAACAATAAAAACAATAAAGACTTATTAGAAGTTCTTCATACAGAACTAATTAAAGAACTATTAGACCGTATTAGACATGGTGATGCTAAACCTTCTGACTTAAATGTAGCTAGACAGATGTTAAAAGATAATGGCATTGAATGTTTACCAGTACCAGAATCTCCCTTTGGTGATCTCATGGCATCTCTTCCTGACTTAGAAGCTATCCACCCTTTAGAACGTTAGTGTGCAACCTTTACCAGAAAAGCTACAAGACTTTAGATACTTTCTAATTCTTACTTGGAGGCATCTAAACCTTCCTGATCCAACACCAGTTCAACTGGAAATAGCTGAATATCTTCAACACGGACCTAGAAGAAAAATAATTCAAGCCTTTAGAGGTGTAGGTAAATCTTGGATTACTTCTGCCTATGTGGTCTGGAAGTTACGAATGGATCCACAATTAAAGTTCCTTGTGGTTTCAGCTTCAAAAGATAGAGCAGATAATTTCTCTACTTTCACAATGAGACTAATAACCGAAATGGATATATTGGCTCCACTACGTCCAGATGCCTCTCAAAGGAACAGTAAGATTAGTTTTGATGTAAGACCAGCAAGAGCTGACCATGCTCCTTCAGTTAAGTCTGTAGGAGTCTTAGGACAAATGGCTGGTAGTAGGGCTGATGAAGTAGTTGCAGATGACGTAGAAGTTCCTAACAACAGCTTCACTCAACCAATGAGAGACAAACTCTCAGAAGCTGTTAAAGAATTTGACGCAATCCTTAAACCTAAAGGTAAAATCTGCTTCCTTGGTACTCCTCAAACTGAACAATCTCTTTACCTTACCCTAGAAGAAAGAGGATATGAAACCTGCATCTGGCCCGCTAGATACCCAAACCTTAAAAATAACTATGGAGATAGACTTGCTCCTAAACTTCACCAAAGGCTTATAGATGAGCTTGTAAAGCCTAAAGATCCTGTTGACCCAGATAGATTCAATGCAATAGATCTGATGGAACGTGAGGCTTCTTATGGACGTTCTGGCTTCTCTCTACAGTTCATGTTGGATACTTCTCTATCCGACCAAGATAGATACCCTCTTAAACTTTCTGACTTAATAATTTCATCAGTTAACCCTGAACACGCTCCAGAAAAAATCATATGGTCCAACTCCCCTGAATACACCCTTCCAGATCTTCCCTGTGTTGGTTTTAACGGAGACCGTTACTACAGACCTGCTCAAGAGTTCGGAGATTGGATTGAATACACAGGTTCAGTCATGTCTATTGACCCCTCTGGTAAGGGTAAAGATGCTACTGGTTATGCCATCGTGAAGATGCTTAATGGAAACCTCTTTGTAACTGATGCTGGTGGCCTTGTAGGTGGTTATGACGACAGAGTTCTAGAAAGACTTTCTAAATTAGCTAGAGATCACAAAGTTAATACCATCATCGTTGAAGAAAACTTTGGTGGTGGCATGTTTGCTGAACTCCTTAAACCCTACTTAATGCGCTATCACCCCTGCCAAGTAGAAAACGTCCGTAATAACAAGACAAAAGAATTCAGAATCATAGATACCCTTGAACCTGTAATGAACTCTCACCGATTAATCATTGATAGGAAAATCGTAGAAAAAGACTACAGATCCAATACAAATGAAGCACCAGAAAGAAAATTAAAACTCCAGTTGTTTTATCAAATGTCCCGCATAACACGTCACAAAGGCTCCTTAGTTCATGACGATATCCTAGATGCTCTATCTGGTGCTGTCTCCTATTGGACTGACTACATGTCTGCTGACGAAGATAGAAACATCCAACACAGAAAAGATGAACTCCTACACCTTCACCTGGATAACTGGGATTCCTCTATGAATAAAACCATCACCCAAACAGCCCTTGGTATGTCCCTTGAACAGATTAGACAAACTAATGATTCAGATACCTCATTCATAAACTCAGCTTATTAACCCCCTATATTGGAGAGAGGGGGGAAAGGGGGGTGAGAGGTACAAAGCTAATTAAACAAGACTACATAAGACTACAAAAGATACTACATAGAGGCAGCTGCTACTGAATCTTTCTTATTCTTCTTAACCACTAGCCAATCTACTTACAATCCTATAGATACTCCTATAACCTCTTATAGCTTTATCCTATAACAGTACCTATAGTCCTCTTAGGTCAGGCTTTAGACAACCTTCAAGACACTTCTGGGCCGTCTTGATAACTTTCTAAAGGGGTTGGTTGGTGGGTTTTGACCTCTTTAACCTTGGGGAGTTGCTTTCGCGCTCCCCTTTGTTTTGGCGAAAAAATCTGAAGGGGTATACGTATACGTGGAAAGCTGATTTTTCCCCTAGCTATGGTCTTTTTTCAGCATTTAAAAGGTTTTTTATTCTTTTTATCTTGCATAACTGCTTTGTAGACAGTTACGCAAAGCTTAAAAGCCTAGTGGTACCAGTATATTCTGATTTACTTATTAGTAGTTGGACAAACTTTGGACACGATTAGGGAGATAGGTGGCTAAGTATTTGATATATATGGACTATTAGTGGACTTATAGTCCAGTTAGGACTAGATTGGTACGTTTGTACTTGTTTCTTTATTTCATCGATTGCATTTCAAACAAAGCAACCACAGCTTAACAAATTGAAACAATAGGGCTATCAAAGGGAAGTGAAAGGAAAGCCCAACCAAAAAGTACTAAGTAGCTTGTAAAAGCACTAGGTAGGCTTATAATTAATTTAGTTATCAGGTTTTAACTTGGTAGCTAGTCCCAGAACCTTTAAAACTTATGGAAAAGACTATTAGTCTTGTCAAGATAGATTTTGATGAAATTGGCCGCAAGGACAATTTAGTAGAGATTTATTTAAGGCTTGATAAAAACAAGGATGACAAACCTGTTTTTGGCATCTATGGGAATATTTGGAACAGGATCAAATCAAACACTCTTTGTGGTGGT